AAAAAGTCGAACGAGCCTGGAGCGAGTACAAAGCTGGTTGTGGGTTTGTGCCTTTTGGTACTATATATATTGGTCAAGTTAATGAGGCTTCTATAGGATATACTTTAAAGTATATGCAAAAACCAGGTAAAATACCTAAACATCAAAATGATGATAGACAAAAGGAATTTAGTTTAATGTCCAAAGGTTTAGGTCAAAATTATATTACTGATGCCATGATTAAATGGCATAAAAATGACTTGGTTAATCGTATGTATGTTCCTATGAAAGATGGCAAAAAAATTGCTATGCCTCGATATTATAAAGATAAAATGTATAGTGAAACTCAAAAGATATTAATTAATAATCACCTAAAAATCGTTATGTCCGATGAAGCTATTAAAGCTGAATTAGAATTAATTAATGAATTTGGTGAAATGGCTGAAAAAATATTAGTTGAACGCCATCGAAATTCATTTAAAAAAATGTATAAAAATACTCAATTCGGAAGAGATAAATTAGAAAAATTATGAAAGTTAAAAATTCTTTGAATGCACATACTTTTGAAAAAAAGTATAAAATATTTACTCAACCGTCTATGACGGTTCCTGATCAAAGTATGTCTATTAAGACAATACTTGAAAGATACGCAAGGGGGCTCCCAGTGGGCGGTCGCCTTGACGAGTATTATGATGAAGAAGATGATTTACCAAATCCATTAACATTGGATTTAGCTGAACGTCAAGAATTAGAAGAGATATATAAATTTGAATTAAATGAAATTCAAAACAAATCTCGTAAAAAACAATTCACAATTGTTGATAACTCTGTTGATAACTCAACACAAAATAAAACCGACGAGACGGAATCGTAAGGGCTTTGCCCTGGATTCTGTCCGTCAAAAGCCCCGATGAGGGGCGATATGCACTAATCTATCTTGATATATTAGTGCTAATTGACACTAATTTAAAAAAAAGTGTTATATTTGAGTAAAGAACGGAACGTAGTGTAGTTAAAAACGAAATAAAAACACTACTTTTAATGTGTCAAAAAAAACAAAAAAAATTAAGATATGCCTGCATTCTTATTACCTTTAGCGGCTGGTGCCGCGACTGCTGCAGCTCCTGCTGCTGCTTCACTTACACCTAGTCTTATAGCTGGCGGAGCCTCTGTATTAGGTGGTCTGATCAATGCTGGTTCTCAGCTTGGTACTAATTCATCTCAGTTAAGTTATTCTAAAGAGATGTATGAAAAGCAAAGAGCTGATGCTCTTGCTGATTGGAATATGCAAAACTTATATAATAGTCCTAAACAACAAATGGCACGCTTTAAAGAAGCTGGTCTAAATCCTAATTTAATATATGGTCAAATGGCTAATGCTCCTGTCGTTCGTACTTCCAGTCCTCAATCGTATAATCCTACTGCTCCTCAAATTGATCTCGGTGGTAGCGCTAATATGGCTATTGGGCAATATTATGATACTCAACTCAAATCTGCTCAAATTGATTTAGTAAAAGCTCAAGCTGATGCTACATTACAAGAAGCTTTAATTAAAGTTGCTACTAATGATAAACTCAGACAAGAATTGCCTTTTGTAACTCAAAATGCAGATGCTGCTTTGTCTGGTCAATTATTAAAAAACAGACAACAAGATTATTATAATCAAAATCTTCAACCTCAAGAATTTCAAAAAAATGATGCTACTATAAGAAATATTATAGCATCTACAAGGTTGAATACAGAACAAAAAATTAAAGTTTCTGAAGAAATAAAAAATGTTATAAAAACTGGAGATTTATTAGATTTTGAAAAAAAATTAAAAGAATTTCAAGTAGATAATCAGCAAATTATGATGATATCTGGATTACTTTCAAAATTCTTAGGTTTAATACCTGGTATAGGTGGATTATTCAAAAAATAAAAAATGGAAAAATTTATAGAGTTTATTCAAGAGTCTATTAAAACCATAGAGAATATGGAATTAAAAGATGAACAAAAATCCCTGGTTGCTTCCAGGTTGGATAGTATTTGTGGATTACTTCAAATAACAATGTTTCACTTAAAACAAAATGAAAATGAGAAATCGTAGAGGTTACAGAGGACGGAAGTCCTACGGTCGTAAAGGTTACGGCAAGAGAAGTAAAGTTTCAAGAACTTATTACATGTCACGCGGTGGTATCCGTTTATAATTATGGCTAAGAATATTTTTAACTCAATTCAGTTAAAGAAACCTAAGAAAAATTTCTTTGACCTTACGCATGATGTTAAATTGTCTACTAATATGGGACAATTAACTCCTATTCTTACATTAGAAGTTGTACCTGGAGATAAAATTGATATTGGATGCGAATCAATTATACGATTTGCGCCAATGACTGCTCCAGTTATGCATCGTATGGATGTTACAATGCATTATTTCTTCGTGCCTAATCGTATTTTATGGGATAATTGGGAAAAGTTTATTACTAATAATGGACCTACCGGTACTGGACCTGAAATTGTTGCACCTACTTTTCAATATTCAACTGGTGCTTCTAATATTTGGGGAAAATTTGTAGATTATATGGGAGTACCTCCAAATACATCTGGTGCCGGATTTACAAATATTAATGCTTTACCGTTTGCTGCATATCAATGTATTTATAATGAATATTATAGAGATCAAAATCTGATTGCACCTGTAGATTATAAATTAACTGATGGTGATAATAGCCCTAATAGAGGTGAATTATTACAAATTCGTAATCGCGCATGGGAACATGATTATTTTACTGCGTCATTGCCTTTTGCTCAAAAAGGAGCTGCAGTAGATATACCTTTAGGTGCTGTTAATGGTGATGCTAATATTTATTCTAATATTGGTACTACTACATTAACTGGTAGTAGTGGTGACCCAACTGTTTTGGGTGATACTAATGTTGGCTTAACTGATTTATGGGCTCAAACTGATGGTTTACAAGTAGAGCCAACTACAATTAATGACCTCCGTCGTGCTTATCGTTTACAAGAATGGTTAGAAAAAAATGCACGTGGTGGTACTCGTTATATTGAGAGTATTTTATCTCACTTTGGAGTAAAATCATCAGATGCACGTTTACAACGTCCGGAATATATTACAGGTGTAAAGACTCCAGTAGTTATTTCTGAAGTGTTAAATACTTCAGGTGCTGAGGGTGAATTACCTCAAGGAAATATGGCTGGTCATGGTATTGCTGTTTCTTCAGGAAAGTCAGGTTCATATTATGCTGAAGAACACGGTTATATTATTGGTATTATGTCAGTTATGCCAAAAACTGCATATCAACAAGGTATACCCCGTACTTTCTTAAAATTAGATCCTTTAGATTATTACTGGCCTTCATTTGCTAATATTGGCGAGCAAGAAGTTCAAGTTCAAGAGTTATATGCTTATACCGCGAATAGTGAAAATACTTTCGGTTATGTTCCTCGTTATGCTGAGTATAAATATATGCCTTCTCGTGTTGCTGGCGATTTTCGTACTTCATTGGATTATTGGCATTTAGGTAGAATATTTGGCTCAGAACCTACTTTATCTCAGGAGTTTATTGAATGTACTCCTGAAGATACTGAACGGATTTTTGCTGTTACTGACCCAGAAGCTCAAAAATTATATTGCCATGTACTAAATAAAATCAAGGCTGTGCGTCCTATGCCTAAATACGGTACACCTACTATTTAATGAGTTCTCGATGCATTACTCCGTTTCAGGTTAGAGATAAAATTACAAATCAATGGATGGCGCTACCATGTGGTAAATGTCCTAATTGTATGAAACGGAGAACATCGGGATGGTCTTTTAGGTTGATGAAAGAGGGCGAGCGCTCTGATACTGCTTTATTTGTTACATTAACATATGATACTAAATACGTACCTCTTACTAAGAATGGGTTTATGACTCTCAACAAAAGGGACATCCAGACTTATATGAAACGTTTACGGAAATTGTCCGAAACAAAATTAAAGTACTATGTTTGTGGCGAGTATGGTAGTAAACGAGACCGCCCTCATTATCATATGATTATATTTAATGCTGATGCTGAAAAAGTCGAACGAGCCTGGAGCGAGTACAAAGCTGGTTGTGGGTTTGTGCCTTTTGGTACTATATATATATTGGTCAAGTTAATGAGGCTTCTATAGGATATACTTTAAAGTATATGCAAA